TCGCCGTAACAAAGAGTAAACCCTTGAAAGCGAATGATTATTCGCCTCAGCAGGCTAAGATGGTTGCGGGAGTTCGCAATTTATACGGCCTACTTGACGTAAAGCAGGACGAGATGGTTGCGGGGGCGCGCAACAGCCGACACCCTGTAATAGAATGGATAGCTTAAACTCAATGTTTAATATTAAAAATCAAGCGTTATTTTCAGTTTCAATTTCATCGTCAACTTGATGAATCAACCTCATGGAGTCCTCAAACTCTTCACTAATAATCATATTTGTGAATCTATGTGGAATTTTAGCAAATTGGGATATGTCACTTAGGTTTAACTTTTTCTCTGAGTGTAACCGCCTGATAATTGTTCTGCACTCTTTGGGTACCAAAATGGCAACCGCTGAAATTAAGCGAGCACGATCATTAAGTGATGAGTTTGTATACTCTCTGACCTCTGGAGGGAGAGACAAGTTATCTAGTAACGCATCGACGGCACTAATACTCTGCGCTGTAGTATTTGGTGTGTCAAGAATATGTAGCAGCTCCTTGGCTGCGACTACACGTTGCCAGTTTTCATCCAATGTTTCCGCTATATAAATATCAGAAACAAACTTTGGCTCTTCGTAGACACCATTAGGTATAGTATATCGATGCAAAAAACCTCGAACGATTTGATCATCGATCCTTACAAAATTGAAATTAATCTCATCCTGAATTCCAAAATCAATAATCTGATCTCTAATATCATTTATATCGATCCATAAACTTTCGTAAGTATCAAATATTTCAAAAAGTTTTTTAAGCGACATGATTATACCTTAAAAAAAAGCCCGAACAGATTGTCCGGGCTTTTCTGCATGTTTGCTTTTAGCAAATTATAAAAGCTTTTCAAGCTCCGCCAAGATGATGGAGCCCCCCCCTTTGGTGTCGGGGAAATTACTAACTGTATGCGCTTGACCAGCTGCTTTCTGGACCAAGGCAGAATGCAACTGCTCGCAAATTTGCTCTTTTGATACATCAGGAGAATCCCCGCGCAGAAGCTTTAGGTTTACCAAGCTGGCACCCTCATGCTCAAACAAGAATTCATGTAATGCATCATCACAGATCCTATCCATAGCGTTTCTCCTTTTTGACCATCGAGCACTAGAGCCTTTCTAGCAATCGCAGATCGTTCCTTCTTAGTTATGCGCTTGGCGCAAGATTTTGCACCCGCCAAACCACTTTTACGACAACCAGCACTCATGTACCCATCATCGCTTTCTTCACCTGTTGCGATTTTTGCCAACCATTGCAACGCAGCCAACAGAATCAGATGATCGCTGCTCATCATTTGGTCGCCTTGGCACCATCGCCTCAGACAACAGGCCTTGACTTCTGAGACAAAATATAGAAGCCAAACATGTCACCTTCAAGACGGTCAAGGCGATTCGACTTTATTGTTTGACACCAAAAGTCAATAGCATATTGCTAAAAACCCGTTAACAACGTCTTATTGATTCCGGGATTATACATTTCGTACAGGGAAACTTGAGAATTGACAACAGTTTTTGACATAAAATGCGAAATTGACGCGCTTACCCTGTTAACATTTTATTAACATATGGGTAGCGTTTTCCACGCTTTCCACACAAAGAAATATAAAAAATGAACCTTGACTCATTTTGTCATTATGCATCACTTTTTGCTTTTTTTAAACTGAAACGCTACCGGCCAAGGCCTCAATATAGTTAATATTGACGGCCCAAGAATTCAGGCAAACAAAAAAACCCCGCGACCTTTCGGAAGCGGGGCAAGGTACACAATACGGCCAGACAGGCATGACTGTCCGACCAGGGGATATCCCCCTAGGGAGGATTCTTCATAATCAATTCGAGGCGATCATTCGTTCTCAGGGTCTCGCGGCGAATAACGCTCACATCGGCATGAACCTCTTTCAGATCCCGTTTCAATTCGTTGACCTCATCCAGAACCCGTTCAATTACCATCCGGTCCAGTGGTGCCAGCGCGGCATGATGCAGCATTCCTGATGCGTCTATCGTCGGCGCGGAAACGCTCTTGGGCTTTGCTGCACCTTTGACCCTGTATGCACCCAAAACAACCCCAAGCGCGACCATGAAGCCTACTATTTCTTCCGGCGTCCATGCCGCAAGCCATTCCCACATAACAGCCCCTCAAGTCTTTGATGCTATATTGATAGCCACCCAAATGAACGCGACCGCAATGGGCCCGTGATTTGTCACAACGAGAATTGTCACCGGTGCATTCAGAAACAGCGCTGCAAGCATCGCGTAGAACACAGCCCCGATCAGTGCGCCCGTAAACCTCAGAAACGGGGAACGTCGCCAGAGCCCGTTGATAAACAGGCCGGCCAGTATGAACAGGCCAGCCAGAATACACAGCAATGACCACAACCGCGGCTCCATAAAGTCCCGGAAGTTGGCGTACACCTCCCCTTCCATGGAGGAACTGTCTAAGCCGATGGCAATGCCCCTGATCAATATGAATGTGCCAAGGATCAATTCGGCAAAGCGCGTGTCCATGGCCCATAGCCATCGCCAAATACGCTCACCGTGGTGATGAATGGATGCTGCTTCTGTATGCATCTGCAGAACCTCCCGAGATTGCGATTTGGCTACAGTTCCCGGCCCTTCATGAGCCGGATTGGTGCAATTCCGAATATCTGCTCAGCCCGGTCATTATCCAGCCAGTAGAGCAGACAGACCGAAAACATCGGCTTGCGGGAATCGGGATATGGGTTCTTGATGCGTTTCCCTGCCAGAATGTAAGCAGCCTTTGGGGTCACAAATCCCTGGTAGGTGTCATAGGATGATGCTGAGGGGAAATCCGCCACCAGCCACGTTCGAAGCCTGAACGACTGGCTTGGGTCAAGATCTGGCAGCTTGCGCCATGAATGACCCGAACGCTTCGCTACTATGGCAAAGTCGGAAAGGACTGTACGAAACTCATAATAGGCCGGGTTCTCTTTGCAGCCCCGGCTATTGTCTACATGATTGCCAACCTTAAACTGCAGGACGGGCTCCGCCATGGACAGGTTCAAGGTGGAAAGGCAAAGGGCAATCGTGGCGGCAATTACAGCCGCAAGTTTGAACATTCTCATTGTTCGCTCCTTGGTTGGATTGTCCGGCTATCCGCCGAACTGGATTTGATCCCGCAATTCGAGATCCTTCCTGATTTCCTGAATCTGGAAAATGCAGGCATTCAATCGCTGGCCGTTCACAAGTGCGGCCTGCTCTGTCTCTGTTCTGGTTTTGGGTTCCTCGACCGGCCCGGCAGGTGTCTGGAACAATCCCGGGTCCAGCCTGACCGGATCAAGGTTTGAGTTTCCGGTACTCGCGCAGGAAACTGGCACTGGGGCGAGCATCACCAGGATAACCGCATGCTTGCGGCACAAGTTTTTCAACATGGCGGGTAACAACCTCCGGTTCGCATGTGTCTTGATTGTCAGAACGGTCGGAAAGCACTTGCTGAAGCTGGCGAATGCGTTCTTCACGCTCAAGCCGTCCGGCAATCAGGAAGCGTTCACGCTCATCCGCTTCACCGGTTGCAAGGTTGACACGGGACTGTGCATCCCGCTCACCCTGTTTCTGCAACTCTGCAAGCCTTTCCGCATGGCGCCTGGCCAATTCTTCTGCAGCCCGTTTCATTCTCAGTGCCGCAAGGCGGTCACGCTCTGCATCATGAGCCTCGATGCGCCGGGCAATCTCCCCCTCGATCACGTAACCGATGACAGGCACCCCCTCGAAGACAAGGGAGAACGGCCACCAGCCAAGGAGGGGAACACCGGTAAAGAACAGCCAGACACAAATGCCAACTATCCCCGGCCAGCCGATCCAACGGAACAAGCCTTGAAGTATGAGTGCCGGTGTCATGTCAGCGCCCGGCGAGCCCTGGAGGACTTTCTGCGCCTTTCCCGGTAAATCCAGACAGCCGCTCCAATGCACACAATCGCAAGCAGGATCCACGGACCCGCAGCCATGATGCTGTCAGCGGCATTCCGGGTTTCGTTTACCGTGTCGGCAACCTGCCCGGCCACAGACGCGGCACCGCCAATACCGGCCATGCCGGCAGCAACATTGGTGGTCGACAACCGGCCAGAAGCTGCAGCATCCTTTACCACTTCAACCAGTTCGGGATTGTATGGTGTATCGCGGATCCGGGACCATTTGAGATATGCTTCTACAAGTTTCTCGTCATACCGGTTTTTGCGGTAACCGGGACCGTTATATGCTTCTGCAAAGCCTGCCCAATCATGCCGGCGCAGTTCATCATCCAGTCCGTTCTTGACAATGAAATTGACTGCCGCCTGCAGGTGGTTTTCCTCGTCAATCGTGAAGTCGATCACCATGCTTTGTACGGAAGGATAACCAGCCGCTTCGTGATTGAAGCCCATGATCTGGAACAGGCCCCACGAACAGGATTTGAGAGCAGCTTGTTCATCAATCTTCATAGCACGGCGCAACAGGTCATACTGATCCATGCCATAAGTCGCCCTGCTCCATCGTGTTGAAGCAAGACCGGCCTTCATCGCCTGGTCCCGTTTGTGCTTGGGCAACAGGCGATAGAACCAGTGACGCTCAAACAGAATGATGGGCCGGTTTTTCTTGTCGAAACCGGTGCCCCGGCTTTCAACATCAATCACTGCATGCAGTTCGTCCTCGCCAACGCCGATCTGGGCCCCGATTTTTGGCAAGTCGATATCGTCCAGCCGTTTGGCCGGTCCTTGAAAGTTCATGACACTCTCCTGTTTCTGAATAAATGCTGGATCCCGACGCTATCGCTCAGGAAATTGTAAAGCCGGCCAATCCATTGCCGAAACCGGCATCGCCCATGGAAACAACCATGTCGGATGGTGAGGAATTGCCGAAGAATTTCAGTCCGGCAGTGATACAGGGGTTGGTGTTTGCCCCCTGCAAGGTTTCATCAAACGCCGGCGAATTGTCAAAGCTGGTGTCCAGTGATCCGCCACCCGCATTTGTTCTCGCCATGGCCACTCCGACAACACAGCAAGGCGATGACTGGTTTGAAGCGGTTATGGTTTGATCGGCAGGTGCGCCACCGCCGAGCGTGGTAACCACAAACTCATTGGCTACCGGTGTATCAACGTCCTCGTTACGGACGATGATCATCAGTTTTTCACCCTGATAGCTACTGTTCGCAGTTGCCCCAAAACTCGACGCCAGATCACCCGGTTCAAGCACCTTGTAGTAGAATGCGTATCCATAGGTGGAAACCAGCTTGCCAATTTCCGTCCAGCCAGCGGGTATGCTGACGGAAGCAGCAGTGTCAACGCTGTACTCAAGGCAGATTGCAATGTCGCCCGCCTCGGCACTCGCATGAATGGGAACCTGGTTTGCGCCAGTCGCACTTTCAGAGCCGACAAACTCCCATTCGCTTCCGGTCCCGCCGACAAATCCCGCAATGCTGGAAATACCCGGAAGCACTATTCTATCTCCAGTGCCTGAAGCCACAGGCCATCCAGTTCCGTTTCCGTCATTTCGATAGCGGCAGCAAGCGAGGCAAAAAGCGGATCATCGCGGTCATAGGATTGAGAACGTGCAATCTTGGCCTTGGCGATAGAACGGGCAGGTTCTTCCATCGCTTCAACGGCCAGGTCAATTTCAGCCCGTTTGCCGGTCATGTTCAAAACGGCCTCAAACTGGACCGGGTTAAGCGGGATGGACAATGGTTCAACCGGATCTGGCTCCGGGAATTCAGGAGTGAAGCGTTCAAGGCCGATTTCGGCCAGTTCTGCATCCGTCCAAAGTGTGGCAATGGATTTTGGATGGCGAACCTCGTCAATCGGCTCTCCGTTCCACACTTCTTTCGTGTCAATGTTTCTGATCATTGGATATCCTTCACAAGTGAGCCAAAGGCGGTTCCATCAGGAAGGATCGTGTAGAACAGCATGTCCACGGCATTGGCAGCAGTGGACAGGACAGGGGCAACGCCTCCGGCAAACTTCCAATTGGCCCCGAAAGAAAGTGTCCGGCTCCCTGTCGCATCCTGGATAATGCGAATGTATCCAGTATGCCCAGCTTTCGTGTTGAAGGGGTTGCCAAGTGTGCGATTGCCCCCGAGCGTGACCTTGGCGTTTATAAAGTCTGCTATGTTGACGCTAATTGTCGCGGAATCAGTAAGCGTGATCTCACCAACAGCGCCCCAGACAGAACCCGTTTCCAGAAGCTTTTCAGCAGTGTTGTTTTTGAAGTTGTTCGCGGTAGCGATATTCCCCTCATGGAGAACAAGATTGCCAAGAATGTTGATTGCATCTGCAAAAGTTACTGAGTCCTCAAAAACGTCAACCTTTGGGATAATCTCATTGGACGCATCCAATGTTGGGACAGTCACGCTAGCCGGTCTTGAAAATCCAGCCCTATTCAATCCATTGGCTATCACAGACCAACGTATGAAATTGCTTGTCGCTGCTCCATTCGGGATATCGTAGAGCATGAACAAGTCAGCACTTACAGCATCAACGGTGACAGCATGGAAACTTACTTGGTGAGACGACGAACCCCAACGGTTGGCAATGATGAAATTTTCATCCTTTGAACCTGCTGTGGCTGAATTGTAGTTTTTGGTGAATGTGAGCATTATGGACCGTTCAGCGTGTGAGCCAGTTGCACCGATGAACAATAAGTGTGATCCAACATTTACTCGCCCAAGATAAACTCCAGTGTCTGGACTAGCGGCAGCAACTTCATCAAAAAGCGCGGGAGAAAATTTCAGATGGCCGTTGTTGAAAATTGGGACTGCATCGTCAAGGTCCGCTATAGTGTTGTGGACCTTCTGCCAAGCCCTCCACGTTCCATTGTCGTACTCTCTGCGCCAGTGAAGTGAACTCACAAGCGTGTCATCGCCCGACTTAATGCCGTAGGCATCTTGGATACCGTAAGCCGCGTTTCGTGCTGTGTAGTGCAAAACAAACCCATACGCCACTTCCGGGTTGTTTGGGTTATTCCCGGTTGAATACGCCCAACCATTGACACGGTGGTCATTTGCATCAGCAACTTCATTGTCTGAAGAAAATTCGGCAAGTCTTCCAGCAGTTTTTATGTAGTCGTTGAGATCATCAATGGTTCGATAGTCACGCTTCCAAGCCCTCCATGCGTCACCATCATATTCTCGGATGAATGAATAGCTCGGAACACCTTCCCCGTGATCCCCCTGAATGGCAATTGCCATTTGCACCCCAAACGTTGGATTGAAGGCATGATGGAAAAGGACAAAAGCAGCGTTCGGGGCGCTGGGCACACTTTCAGAATAAGGCGTGTTCGCTCCACCTATCAAAATCCTGGCCCACCCATTTACTTTATGGTCATTGGCGTCAGTAACTGTAACGTCTGCTGCATATGGTCCGATCCTGTCCGGCACAGTTGCATCAGCCTTTTTGGCAACCAACCGCCAATGTGCATTTTCAGTGGTTGGCAGGGTTGGTGGAGGATTCCCGGTAGTAGGTTGCCTGGCTACCCACGATGAATCTTGCTGAGAAGCAATTTCATTTGTGACATAAGACCTCCCATTGTCGTATGGGCCTGTCCAATTCTCGACTGCCCCGGTGTCTCCTTTCGGAATTCCGAAGTTGAATTCAGCAGCAGTTGGGCTACCGACATTCTCAACTGTGGCATCCTCTCCCGGATCAAGCGTCGTGACCGTTCCAACAGAAATGGTTGCATTATCACCCGGATCACCCTGAACAGTAGGCAGAAACAACTCCCAGAACTCATCGCTTTCTGTTGGCAGTGTGGGCGGCGCATTGCCTGTTCCAGCCTTGATCCGCAGCCACAAGGCACCCTGATCACGGGCAAGATCACCCAGGTTGTACGCCCGGCCATTGTCGTAATCTCCGGTCAGCACATAAGCGCCAATCTCGATCTGTTCCAGCAGCTTCCGAAGCTTGGTACTGTTTTCAGCCGCCCGGGATGAGCTGCCGCGCAGGACAATCATGAAGTCCCGCCCTGCCCCGCCGGTAAAGCGCCACGGGAAAGCAAGCGTCAGGGCAGTATCGGACTCCACGGACAGGACAATGGATTTCTCACCGGTTGCCGTGTCGTACAATTCGTCACCAGCCGATACGCCGGCAATGATAAAATTGGTGCCATTGCCGATAACGTCCGCAGAATCGTTGGCAAGCGTGATCGTGCCTTCGCTGATAAAGGACTCAGACATTGTGTTCTCTCTGATTTAGTCGAAGCTTGGAACGCCGAAGACGTAGTACCCGATGCTTAACGGGAAGTAGGTCACCGAGATGGCGTTTGGCCCCTCAACGACGCCCGTTGAGTGGTAGTAAAAGGTCACGTCACTGTCTGTGACATTGGCCGAGAAATTGTCGTTGTACTCAATATCGTTTGCGTCCCGCTTGTAGCTGAAACCCTGACGATAATGGGCGTCGGCATATCCAACACCACCCCCGAGTGCGAACGAATACCGGTATCGCATATTGTACCAGGCAAGCACGAAAGGAATGTAATCTTGCTGAGGAAATGTGACTGTCCTGTATAGCGGTGACGGGTACGCCCGCAAGTCAATTGTGCCAGCCTTGATGATGGGAAGATATCCATAGCGGTCATCAAGAATGACATTGCCCTGGTCAACAAACCTCAGATGTTCGTCGGAGCCTGAAACAACTTTCTGTATCTGGTCATTGCTGCTTGCAGTGTGTGGTTCTGTCCCGAGTACCAGTAACAACACATCGGTACTTGTCGGACGACGATTGTAAACAATCAGGTTCCCGCTCTGGATTTTCCAGCGAAACTCAAAGTTTACGCCCTGATTTGAACTGCCAATCATGATGGAAGGCAGAAACCGGGACGTGGCTCCAGCCGGTTGCCATTGCATGAGACATACCGCATTGGCCGGCGTCTCATCCGGAAGAGTGAAAGTTTTAGTCTCCCCGCCAGCAAAGGTTATCCGCTTGCTGAAATACATGAGGGGCCTGGGTACGCCACCAAAGATCAGTTCGTTCCCGGTGGCAGACGAAACATCATAACCCGGTCTGGCAAGCTTGATGCTGTCCTGTGCAAATCTCAGCACCTTCTGGTCGGCAACGGGTGTACCCCCATTGTCCCAGGGTATTTCTGCTTCGGTTATGAAATCAAAGGTTGCCGCAGGAACATCAGGACCGGAACCGTCATTACGTGGCGGGAATTCGTTTTCATTAATCGGCAGGTCCAGCAGTACAATTTTTGTGCGTACCGATGAATGCAACTCGGACCATCCGTGATGATTGATTGATGCTGATACAGACCAGTCAAATGTTCTGTCCTGTGGAGTTGTGGTTATCGGGCCGTAGTAGCCTCGCAACTCCACAGGAGCATCCCCGAGATATGATGCCTTGTATGCTGATCCCCATACGTTGTTACCACCACCAGCGCCATCAGAGGCCCAATAGTTTGGATAGTTCCAGCCGTCATTCGGGTTCTCGATGTAGAAATCGAAAGCAGGCATGTTCGGTATGTCGAAACTGCTCTCTGAGTTCTTGAAAACAAAACCGACGGAACGGGACCACCAAAAGCCATTCCCGTCCGTAAGGTATCTGGGTAGCCCAAACGGACCATTCGGCACATCTTCGCCGTTCATGACGGTAATAACAGGTGTCAGGTCGGCTCTTTTGGAGTTAAACCGAAACCGGTCAAACAGATCATCATCAACAGCATCCGGATCGTCGGAACTGTCCGCCAGAACCTTTAGTACCGGTCCAAATCCGTCTTCGTACTGGAAACGGATCTTGCTCATACAGTCCACTCGATAATCTTGTTGACCGGATCAATGACAAATTTTCCGTCAGGTGAACGGATAATGGCGTTCGAAACAAAGTCACCGCCAACCGTTCCAAATATCAGGTCATCATTGGCATCCGTAACCCGGAAACTGTCAGCCTTGTTCGTGATTGTGCTGTAAAACCCGCCAAGGCCATCGCTGATCACATCAATGAAAACCCCGGCTTCCTCGAAAGAACCCCCGGTGGAAGCCCGCGCCAGCATGGCAAGTCGCACCTCGACGCCACCAGGAGCAGCCACAGCCTGAATATCAAACAGACCTTCCGCAATTTCTGTGTCTATCTCCGCGATTGCCGCCGTTCTAGCAGCGGCTTCTGCAGTAATCGCATCCGCTCTGGCTACGGCTTCCTGAACAATCGCAGCCGCATTGTCACCAACTGAGGCGCTAAGTAGTGTTATGTCACTGGCGAGGGCAGCAACCGCTGTTGCCCGCACCTGCTGTTCCTCGACAATGAGCGCTTCCGTATTGTCGGTTCTGGTAGCCAGTTCCCGGCGGTGAATGTTTTCTTCAAGCGCTGTCGCCTGCTGTGCTGATGTCAACTCATCAATGAGCTGGTGAAAGCGCTGAAGCTGGTTTGCATGCCGGCTGATCGCAGCAATGGCATCTTCCCGCCACTGCTTCAGTTCAACACTCGGGAATTCAGACTGCCCTGCCGTCCGGATCCACTGACCGTAAGCAAGGGAGCGCGGAGGAACCGTTTCAACAGCAGCCCGCACCTCATATAGCTGCCCCCCGAATATTCCCTCGCTCACAATCATCTCGCCATCAAGATTGCGGTCGATTGCGTGGAATATCCTGTCACTGTTGACCGCCCGGTACTGAAACAGGACAGCCACCACTTCCGGATCATTCGGAACCGTATAGCCAAAGCGGAGAGCGGGTATCTGCCGGTTGCTCATATGGGTTCACTGATTGTGATGTTCGCAATGGTGAGGCCAGCCACTGTGGTGGTTACGGGTGCCGATCCCGGCGAAGTGGGAGGAATGGTTTGCGGCGGGTTCAACAATCCTTCCGGGTCAAAGATATCGGCAGAGGTTTCCGCAAGGCTGATATAGCCGTTCAATCGCGCATCCGCGCCAACCTTGGTAACAAGCCATGTCTTGCCACGAAAGTTCAGCCAGTCACCAACTTCCCACCTTATGGCCGCTCGGAATGTGACCGGTATCCGGTTGATCTGCGCCATGTAGCGGTTCTGGCGAAACCGGATATCTGCAACCAGTTGCGCCTGGGCTGCGCCCGGTATCTGCGGAAGATCAAGTGTTGAAGGAAGTTCACGCTTGTCTATCGCTACAGCCGCATCGGAGATAACGGGTGTATAGGAATCGTTCTCCCACAAGGCATCGGGATTCTTGTAAATGCCCGAAAGCTGGTTGAAACGCTCGGCCCGTGAGCGGCGGGGCTGGGGTGCAAACTTCTCATCAAGGCGGATATCACTTTCAAGAAGTTCGCCTCCCGGTATCTGGATCGCGCCTGCAATGACACCGGACAGTCCGCCCCGTTCAACGCCATAACCGGCAATAGCGCCATCCATCATGTCGAGGAAACTGCGATGTGTCCGGTTGGAAAACGCACGTGAGCCGGCAATGTAGGTCTTGACGGTCACCCCGTCTGCAACCCGCTCCGCGTCTGCCGCATTGGCCGAGAACGTGTAGGTTGCCAGATCGGTTTCGGCGAGGCTCTTGCCCATGCCGATCATCACCTTGCCGGAATGAAGGCCGCGCAAGCCAATCTCGTGATTGAACCGGTGAATGACAGGGTTTTCCGTAAACTCCCATGTAGCCGGATCATCAATGCGGTGCGAACCACTTCCACCTACAGTGGAGTCCTTGCGGAAGTCGTAGCAACGCAATCCACGCAAGATGAATTCCAGTTTGGGAATCCCTGATGGATAGAGTGCCTGCGAGTACCGGTGCGTGACTGAAACATATGCATGTCCGGCAACCTTGTGGTCCGTGGTCCAGTTGTCAGACGGGTTTGCATGGGTGACAAGCTCCGGATCGGCGGTCTGACCCGGCCGCCCGTCATAGAACCGGATGATGATATTGTCACTGTACCCGTCAATGCGGTACCGGGCGGTTTCATTGTTGACCACTGGCAGTTCAACCAGGTCGTGTTTCTTGTCATTGATAATCACATGGGGTTCCAGCCCGTCGCACCAGCCATTGGAAAGCACGAACACAAACTGGTTGTGGCTGTTGCCGGATCCGTACTTGTTGTAATGCAGCAACTGCCCTTCAAGCTTCGCCTTGCCATAAACCACAGAACTGAAAACATCGGCACCAAGTTCAAGGTCGCCCTCAACTGCTGTTCGCGTCGTCTTTTCCGGCCGCGAAAGCCGGGACTGAAGCAGCGAAAGCCCAAGCGTGACAATTGTGTTTGCCAGAAAACCGGCCGTGGCAACGGAAAAACCGATTGCCGTAAACACACTTGCTATGGCGGAGAAAATGACCATCAGAGACTGGCCGGCCTAATTCGGCAAACGGATGAAACGCGGCCGGGCGGGATGTGCAAGGGACCACTTTCAGTCTTGGTTTCAATCCACGGGCCACCGCAAAAGCCGAGATGCTGCCCCCCGTCAGCATCATGGCCAACAGCCAGATCGAACACCCGCATTTCTCCCGCTGGGACCGGAGCCAGATGCGGAAGGGATTCCAGAAAGCCGTCCAGACCGGAATAACCTTCCCTCATGAGTCTGCGCAATGCCCCGAACCGGTTTTCATAGGTTCCGCGATACTCATCAACCAGATTGCCGCCTGCAACAATATCGACAATGCCAAGGCACATCGTCAGGCAGTCAGCGCTGGACCAACCAAAGGGAGCAACCCGGCTTGCCTCGACATGCGCTACAAGTCGTTTCATGGTCGGGTGATCAATCATCCGCGTATCTGTCCGAATTCAAGGCGGTACCGGTTACCAACAGCAGCTTTTTCAAACGCCCTGTCGGCCGGGTCATTGTGCCGTTTCTGGTCTTCATCCGAACGCCTTGTACCGGTTGATGCTTCCAGGTTGCGGTTGGCGGTTTCCAAGGCGATTTCAATGGATATCTCGGACACTCCGTCAGCACCCTGACCACCCTCGGGATAGGATACCGTATCAATCTCGTAGGCTGTGAATTTCAACAGGCCCAACAGCTCGTGTGTCCGGATATCAAAAGCGAGCCAGGTCAGGTTACAGGGTGCGTTGTCATAGGTCAGGTTTTCAAGGCTTTCGAACCAGTCATCGGGCACCCGGTCAGCCGGTATCTGCGACAGGCTCAATATTGCCCCGCGCGCTTCGTTGCCACTGGTGTCCTCGTCACCCGAGAACCCTATGATCCGGTCAATACCTTTATAGGTAAACCCGTTCCACTCCAGTAAACCCCGCCCCGTCCACAGGCCGTATGTGCCTTCAGGAAAGACGAATTGCACCAGCAGTGCCGGCGCAATGCCATTCGCCTCAAACGCATTTTCAACGGCTGTTGGCAAACTGCGCATCAGATGCTCCGGCCCGAGAACGTAAACCGGAATCCGCTACCGGAAGGTTCGGGATCTTCAACCGGCTGCAGGACCATCCTCGCAGCAGGAGCAGCAAAGCTGATCACAGCACCCGGATTGAAAACACCGACTGGCAGGGGCGCACGAAAGGTAACGGACACGAGCCCCTCGGAAACAACATTTACCGGTTCCGCAACCTCAAGCAATTGGTGCCAGTTTCCTTCAACCATCTGGAACCGGTCGCCGGGAACAAGGGTAAATCCTGCAGGCAGGCGACACGTGATCTCAACAGAGGAAACCACACTTGCAAGCACGGTTTCCCCGTCAAATGGATTCCCATTCAGATCAAGTTCTGAAAAATCGGCATGCCGGTACGTACCCTTGCGTTGCGTGTCGCGGCCAAGAAAAAGTTCTGCACCGTTACCCAATGAGTTGAGCCAGGCAGACACAAGGCCGATCTGTTCGCCTTCCAGCACAGCGGTTTTCCAGGTACCCCTCCAGTAGGCACCCGATGCTCCCAACCGTTCCACTCCGCCACCACCGACCGGTGATTGCTTTACAGGCTCAACAAGTGTGAGCGCCAGTGTGCGCAGGTAGATGTCATCGGGAAACGGTCTGGGGAAAGTGATGGCCATCAGTCGCGCCCCTGCAACAGTCCTCGTGACCGGGCATTGTTGAAGACAGCCAGCACATTGTCGGAAAAGCGTCGGTCCCGCTCGTCCAGCGCCTTTTGCAACCGGTCAACACTTGATGCATCAGCACCCCGCGCATCCACATGACTGGTCAGATGAACCGAAACATGCTGCTGCGCGATTCCGGCAAAGTTTGGCGTCTTGATCGTTACGGGTATCGACCGGCCATCGGGAAGGGGAACGGCAGCTTCCGGCCCTGCTTCGCCAAAGATTGCTGGTTGATGAGTGATACCACCCTTGGCGAACAGTCCTCCCCTGCCGGCGGCAAGGGCAGCAGACGCCAACGGTGATATGCTGCCACCAGTCGAACCAAATGCCGCAAACCCGCCAAAACCGGATTGGGGTATCAGGCCAGCCAGGGGACCTGTTCCAAGCAAACGGGCCTGTGCTGCCGTGGCAAGGATCTGGATACCCAGTTTTTTGAGTGCCTCAATCCCCTCATCCGCGCCTTCCGTAAAGGCACCCGCCACATCGGCAGCAGACTGGATCAGGTATTCCTGACTTTCGCGAATTGCTTCCTGTCTCTGCTCCAGCTCATCCAGCAAATGGGTGGTTCGCTCGCGGGCGGCATTTTCGGCATCAATAACGGTAACCAGTTCGGCAATACGCCGACCTTCATCACTTGCAATGTCAACGCCCGCGCGCCTCAACTCATTGTTGATGCGTTGCTGCTGCGAGGACAGCGACAGGTTTTCAAATTCAATTTCCAGGCTGCGAACAACTTCTTCATATGCACGTGCCTGAGCGGCTGCATCCCGGGCAAGTTGTTTGCGGCGGGCTTCGGCCTTCCGTTCCGCTGCCACTTGTTCGGCTGTTGGTTTTTCGGGAATTACCGTGGGAGAACCGTTGTTTCCATTATTACTGTTCCGTCGTTCTTTGACACCCCGGTTAAAGGCGTCGACGTCTGCCAGCTGCGCTTGTAGCCTGGCAATATTGTCATCAATCCGTTCAACCACCTCATCAGCACTGTCACCAAACAAGGCCGGGATTATTCCTGTACCCTGATTTACCACCTCCTCGCGACGCGCAATCAGGTCTGACAGTCTACGGTTCAAATCATTGACACTATTGGAACCGTTCAAATCATTTAAAAGATGATTGAACCCGTCGGCTGTATTGACAACAAAACCTTTGAACTTCGCTGACAGGCTGGACAAGATCTCATTGTAACGGTCATTCATCCGTTCCGCTGCCGCTATCGCATCCTTGTCAATGACAACACCAAGATCGCGGGCAGACTTGCGCATTTCATCCAGGCCGTCTTTCCCATCCTTGAGGGTATTGACCAGCGCAACGCCCTCACTGTCGAAAGCGAGAAAGGCCAAACGGGTCCGGTCCTGCTCGTTGCCAGCCCTCTGGATGAGGTTTGCATAATCCCCCAGGATATCCACCTGGTCACGCAGGTTACCGTTACCGTCCTTCAAGGCGATATTGTTGGCTTTCAGGACCTTCGCCAGATCATTGTCAGCCCCCGCCGCCACCTCTGCAATCCGGCGGGCAAAACGCTGCATGCCAATATCGAGGGCCTGAGTGGCAACGCCGGTTTGCTCACCGGCGAAACGCAATTCCTGCAGCGCATCGGTGGTCAACCCTACACGGCTCGACATCTTGGCAATTTTGTCCAGATCGGACAGAATCTCGCCAAACTGTCGACTTGCACCGCGCAAAGCCGCAACCGATACGATACCCGCGACCGCATTTTTCAGGTTCATCAGGGGATGCTTGGTCTCGCGAATCCCCTTGACAAAATGATCGGTATTCACCCCGATACGGTATTTGATGTCAGCATAATTCATTATCGTTCATCCCGTTTTCCCGAAGCAGCACGAATGCGGGCAAGGTCATCACTGCTGAGCGCCAGCTCTGCTGCATATTCTGTCTTGCACTGTTCGTAGGTTTCCGCGTCGATGTCATTACCGGCCTGCTTGCCATGCATCTCAAGAATTCCATCCAGCGTGGACTGGAAGTAAACAGGACTGCAGGACCAGAATTCGGCTTCCGTCCAGTGAAGCACCCCGCCAGCGATTTGCATCCAGCGGCGAAATGGAAGCGATGCCGAATTCAGCGTATCGCTTCCAGAACCAGTGGCACCCTTTCCAGATTGTCGGCGAGAATGGCCTCCAGTTTTTTTTTGATATCAGCCTCTTTCGAGACATCCTCCGGGGTTCTGCCTGAGCATACAGAAAACAGCTTTGCCTGGACCTTCATCAAGCCTTCCGCCCCGTTCACCCTCGGCCAGAACTCTTTCGCCCGTGACGGATTGGCAGAAAGCAGATACAGGCTTTTCTCAATCGCCGGTACATCCAGCTTCTGCCAGAGTTCGTAAACCTCAATCAGGTTGTTACAATCAAGTTCCGCCTGCAGTGTGGCAAGCGTTTGCATAGTGCAACGCAGTAGATGGCTGGTACTACCGATTTCCAGCCTTTCCTCACATCGCCACGGATTGGCCGTATCAGGAACACTGTTCATGACAAGGCGGTCTTGGTTACGGTACCTGATGCCTGAAAATTCGCCGAGAAGCGCAAGGATCCTGTGGCACCACCAGTCCAGGTGACATTGGAGATCAGCCACTCGTCACACTCGAGATAAGCAAAGCCGGGTACGAAAACACGGAGATTGGGTTTGCCGTGCTCCAGAGCCTGATCTGCCGTCCAGACCCCGTTTGCATCACTGTCAAACAGGCCGTTTGCATCAAACGTGATATCCTGCGCGCCATAGGTACGAATGGTTTCAACCACAGCCGCGCGGTCTGTACACTTCACCCGCTCCTCCGAGTTCACGGCATTGGTAATGGTGAACGTGGTTTCGTTGATACCGCAAAGATTCAGCCATTCACCGGCATTGACCGGGTCGGGACGCTGAATGATCATCAGTTTTCCTGCATGGTTGGTAGCCATGATTACTCTCCGTTTTTGTTGGGATTAGAAATTGGTCTGCGCGTCAGGCCAGTTGATCAGCAAGGCTGGAAACCAGTTCGACCCGCCAGCGCTGCATAAAGGAAGCATTCGAGTATGAGCCGGCATCAAGAGCCAGATCCGTGCCCTCCAGCCAGTGGTCCGTTACCAGGCCGGCAAGGGCACCTGGTGCATGCATCAGCTTTTCGATATCAAGCGCAAGAAGGTCGGAAGCTTCGGAATTTTCTTCGGACGAAGTTGCGGAAACGTGATAGCCGACAACCTGCACAGTCATCGAATGAAGATATTCACCATTGCCGCAATGATTGCCCTGCGTGGTGACAGGGTCCTGCGTGATAAAAATTTCAACGGCCTGTCCTGGTGACTTCAGGCCAAGCGGTCTTGATCGCATCGGATGAACAGCAACACCGGTCAATCCGTCTGCCAGAATGGCAGCAAAGGCCTTTCTCACAGATGTGCGAATATGTTCGGGCATGGTCAGACCCTTTCCAGATCAAACAGAACCATTGCCCGGCCGTCCGAAGTGCCGGGTGATGCTATGCGCCATGAAATGGTTTTTGCCGTGAGGCGTCGCCCTTCCCTTAGTCTTGCAGCAGTTGCATCATCAACTTTCAAAACGGCATAGGGCCCAACGGAACCGGCACCCCCGCTTTCCGCGTTCATCACGTCATCCTGCTCGCGCACAATGGCTGAGGTGGTGAAGGCTGCATCGCCCTCGAACGCATCAAATGTGACCACCTCTCCGGCCATGCGGAGAAACGGTCCGGACAGTTTCGAGAAACGGGGGTGTCGGTGCTCCGTCACTTGGCCGTGGCCCCGGTTCCTGTTTCGTCCGGTTTGCCGGATTTGCGCTCGGTTGCGCGGGGCCGGGAGCTCGCATCCAGTCCAAACCGGCTTTCCATGCGAATTGTCTGGTCTTCCGTCAATTCGCATGGTTCGCCCGGCGCGATGATCGCGCCGTGCATGTCTTCAACCTTGCCCGGATAGGTACGGGTCAGTGTTTTTACTTTCAAAGTCACTGGACCCCGCCTTGACCACCAGCAGGCTTGGTTGCCTTTTCGAGGTCTTCCTTCAGCTTGGCGTTTTCCTTGTGCAAGGCATCCAGTTCGGCTGCCTGATCAGTGATCTTCTCTTTGAGATAGGCAAGTTGCCCCTGAAGTGATGGTGAAGCCTGTTCCGAGTATTTCCCGAACGCCCGTTCAATGTTCTCCGCTTCAGTTGTTGTAACGGAGACTTTCTTCCCACGGTTTTTCCCCACGGGCATGATGATGGAAGTTTTCTTTTCTGCCATGATTACCTCCCTAGACAACCAGCGAATACGCGGTTGCGTTGATATTGCCCGGCACTGGCAGTGGCGCTGATTGTGTGAGGAGGAAGGTACCCGCAGGGTCCTCGTTGTCCCACATCTTTGGATAACGCGGTAGCGGCTTTACACCTGCACCCCGGTCCAGCACGGCACCGTGACACATGAAGCCGTTGAGAAAAGCCGGGTCGGCCACAAGACACGAGCCGGTTGGCCAAACATCAACGGATACACCTTCAACCGTGAATTTCTGGCGAAGTTTGTAAAACTCAAAATCGCCATATGTGCCGAGGTAAACCAGATGATTACCATCACCAGCCGCCGGTCGTGGGCCAAACTGGAACGAGCCACCAGCCTGACGTGTATTGTCGAGACCATCCCGGATTTTGTCATCATCACGAATAACGGCCGCAGCGGCCGCTCCCAGGATGACAACAGAGGGGGAACCGCCCGACACATCGCCAACCGCTTCGGCACGACCTTCCAGATAGTCGATGATCTTGACACCTGACTGCCCCCATCGGTCACCACCGGTGAGCGCATCGGTAAGACTCGCATCCCGGTTGAAGTCAGCTTCATAGGTGGCGATGTTGTCACCAGAGATCGCCACTTTGCCGGTTCGCAGGATTTCAGAACACATTAGTTCTTCGCGACGTGAAATGCGGTCATCCTGCATGACAACCTGTCGTTCGATAACCGCGTTGAGCCTGGTACCGGCATCCTCAGTCCCTGACAGCTGTTCACCAGGGCGTCGAACCTGTCCGTGGCTTGGCAGAATACGGTTTCGTTCCTTGATGTAGCCGGGTTTGAAGGATTCTGCACGTTGCGGCACCATCTTGGAGTCTGGCGTCTCTACTAGCGGAGAGACAAAAGCTGCAACCTCCAGATCGGTCCCAAGTTCATCCAGAACAATGCTCTCGTCATCGGACTGGAAAGGAGTGGGAAAGAACATGTCGCGGAGCGCCATGGTAGGTGGACGCCGCCCGTCAAGTGCATATAGCAGCGCGGCTGTTGATAGTAGTTGATCCATTTTCAAATTCCTTTCTAGGAAACAGTGCGCACATGCATGGGCGCTTGTGCGGCAGCGAAGGCAGCATCGACGGTAGTGACGGTATGACCTGTTCCGAACGTGCAGAATTCAGCGTTGAATTCTCCGCTGTAGTAGACAGGTGCAACCACATCCGCCCCGGCTGCAGCCGCATCTACCGCAAGAATTGCCACAGGCGTTTCAGAGCCGTCACTGGCGGCAGATGCACTGAGCACATATTTCCCGGAAGCTGTAACGATGCCGAGAACAGCCCCGCGGGTTAGGTCAGCACCCGAAGCGATTGTCACGCTACGGTTGCGGTGATTGTGGCCGATCAGAAGATCATTGCCTGAGTATTCAGCCATTGTATTTTCCTTTCTGTTTAAGTGAGCTCTTGCCGGGCGCGACGGGCGCGTACCTGCTCAACGAATTTTTTGTCAGCATCGGAGGCACTGGCTGGACCGGTAAAACGCTTAACGGCATCTTGTCCGGGCCGCTTGCTTCCTTGACTGGCTGACATTCGGCTTGCCAGTGAGTTGGTGCCTTTGCCCTTCCCTGCGGCATCCAGTAGCCGGGCAGCTCGGGTTGCTGAGGTGCCATCCATGATCAGCTCAGCAGCAATTTCCGGATTGGACTCGGTTGCCCCATGCGTGAGAATGGCAAGACAGCGGCGGCGCTCGGCCAACTTGATAGCCGTACCGGCAGATGCTGCAGGCTTTTCTTCTTCATCCTCTGCATCCGGTTCTTCTTCATCACCTTCTGCCTGTTCTTCATCCTCCTGATTGACGGCTTCATCTTCCCGCTCGTCATCAAGAGCTTCTTCATCACGCTCATCATCGGCCTCTGCCGACAGGTTTGCGCTATCCGACGCGGCGCGCCGGAGTGCTGCCATTAGGCTGGTCATTGGATTTCTCCTTTTGGGGTTAAAACATGTCCACGAAAGACTGGAATGCCTCTCTTGGACTGCCGACGGCATCGGCCAATCCGGCCCTGACAGCTTCTTCGCCCATGAAGGTTCTTGCTTCACTGTCAAGCGCCGCTTTTGCGTTGAACCGGTCGCCGCGTCCTGCAGCTACGGCCTCGGCAAACTGGTTTCGAAGTATCTCGAATTCTGCTTCCCATTCCTCGCGCACGGAAGGTGGCAATGCTTCAAATGCATTGCCATCAGCTTTTCTTGCACCTGCATGAACGAGCGTGACGGCAAGCCCTTCCTGCTTGAGATAGTCCGAATAGTCGACATGCATCGCTATCACACCGATAGAACCGCAGCCGCCAGCGCGGGGCAGCACGATCTCCCGTGCCTGGCTTGCAATCCAGTAGGCAGCGGAAAATGCATGGTCTGTCAAAATGGCAAGGGTTGGCTTCATCGCAGAGAGTTCGGCCAGCATGGTTGCCGCATCAGCGCAGCCCGAAACCTCCCCACCGTGACTGTCCACTTCCACCACCACAGCCCGGATGCTGTCATCATCCATCGCTTCGGCAAACTGGCGGGTAATACCCTGATAGGAAGTTTCACCGGAATTCACACCAATCCAGGCACCCTTGTGAATCAGCGTCCCCTCAATCGAAACCACACCAACACCATTGCCGGTTCGGGGCACGAGCTGGTCATCAGATGCGTATGCGGGCAGGTTGGCAGACTTGCCCAGCACACCAGCATGGCGGGCGGGTACCTCAATCTCTGCAGTATCGGCTAAACGGATCTCCAGACCCGGTTCGCCAAGAATTTCACGGACCAGAAACGGCGCGATGACATTCGCTTTTTCGGCAGACAGGAGCAGTGGCCTGTTGAAAACAAGATTGGCTATGTGGGCACGTTTCATGGGCTATCTCCTGAAACCGAAAGAAGGGACGCTGACGCGGCGGTTGCGCATGGTGGCCATGCCGCTTTCTCCCGTCTTTTCCTGTTTCTGTTCGTCGGGGCTTTCGACCGTTTCACTTGTCGACTGGACACGGGTCTCACGACGACCAACATCCGGGTCGAGGCCCGCTGCGATCATTTCCGCGCGTTCCCGGGCACGTTGCTGAATGATTTCCCGGTAGTCATGACCCTGACTTGCCGCTTCCATCTCCAGTGTTGAGATATTGGTTGCCAGTCGCTCCCCGGATGCCTGCGCTTCCTTGAGCGGATCCACCCAGCCCTGTCCCGGGCCGATCCACTTGCAGTGGGACCACGCAGCCGGGTTCTCTTCAAAACCGGGCACCCCAGACGGCACATCGACAAGTCCCTGATCAAACACTTCTTCGAGAAATGCGCGGTAATGCTGTTGCTGCCAGTGATCCGCCACGAGTTGCGTCCGACTGGCAAAACTCTTTCGGAATTCAACCAGGGCAGCGCGTATTGAAGAATAATTGGCCTGGCTGAAATCGGCCGTCAGCGCCTCATAACTCATGCCGCCCGCAGCGGCGATGTTGCGAAGGGCGTTACGTTCGAAGGCTTCATAATTCGAGTGCGGATGTTCTCCCTTGATGGTTCCGATCTTCGACCCCGGGTGCAACGCGGTGAGTTTCACACCGCCAAAATCAAGCGGGCTTTCCTCATAGAATTCTGCTTCCGATCTTGCATAGCGGCTGAGCCCTTCACTATCGAGCGCATCCGCCAGTATATCGGTATCCATCGGGGTTTCGACAAACGCTGCCAATATGGCATTGAGAGAGGCTGCCTGAATTTCGTAATCGTCGTAATCACTGATCTGTTTGAGTTTCGCAGCAACCGGGGCAAGCAATGACTCACCGCGTGACATGCCGGCCCAGCGTTTCTCCCGCAAATGGATGATGACCGGCCTTCCCCACTCCGTCTCCCGGGGAAAATAATTCCAGACGTGGGAGGACTTCCCAACCTGCCAGTATTCACCGGGATGGGCAGAACGGATATCATAGCCGATTGCAGCCCCCCAGGAATCCAGATGCACACCATCCCTGCAGAATTCAGTATCCATGCCGTTGTTGGGATTGGACAGGCGAGCCGGATCTATCACCTGCAAACAGGTCTTGAACCTCGAAGGAATTTCCTCGTTGTAACCAATCCAGCCAAGGGCCTCGCCATCAGCAAACGTGTGGCGCACTGCAAGTCCCAACAGACCGGAAGCTGAAACCGCCCTTTCCGCGTCGGCATAAAATCCGGGGTCATGCGCATAATCATGCCAATAGGCTTCGATCTGGCTGGATATTTCCGTCCACTGGTCAACCGTCAAGCCTAGGGTAACCCGGTTCGGCATGGCGCTTGGCCGCCAACCAGATCCTACAATGGTGTCCACAAACCGGTTGGTGGCACTCGACGCCCACCCGTCATTGCGCACAAGGTCATGAATCCGGTCAGACAACGTCTCACGGGAGAAGCGAAGGGCCGAATGCGGCGATACCCGGGGCGCTGCCCAGTTTTTCAGGGTTGGATGATTGGATGATGCAGACCGGTAGTAGCCACCACCCAGCGCCGTCCGGGCAATTGGCTTGCCGTGCTGGTCAAGGATCCGGGGAGCACTCACAACAAACCCCTCCGGGGCCGCCTGCCAAAACCCACACCCACAAACCCGACACCGGGATTGCGCAATTTTGGTTTGCCCAGCGCTGCCCGCAATTCACCAATGTACGAGAGTAGCTGCGCTTTGGTGGCGGCACGGTAAGTGACGCTTTCTCCGTCGTACGACACGGTCACCTCCGATGCTCCCGTCAGCAACCTGTGATAGGCAGCTTCCGCATCTGACAGCCATGTTTCATATTGCTGCTTTTCGGCAGCGCTCGGATTACTGGAAATCACGTGAGGTACCTCGGATTAACGACGCTTGATCATGTTGCGCTTGGCGGCTGCGAGTGCAGCGCCCGCACTGGTTTTTTTCTCGGAACGAACGGCATCACCGTTTTCATCAATGCGGACTGAAAAGCGGTTTGCCTCTCCCGCGATTGCCCAATCAACCGGCGACTGCCAGTTGATTTTCTCCGCACCAAGCACGATCAGTACAGCTCGGGACATCACCGTCAGGTCCAGGCTTTCATTGCGGAAGTGCGATTTCTTTTTCGCCCAACCTTTGTCAGGCACACGATGCTCGGCACAAAATTCCTGAAAGTAGTTGCGCGCAAGCGTACTCGGCAGATGATATGCGCCGGGGCCTGGTTCTTCACGAACCAGCGATGCAGCGACTTCATCCTTCAACCTGTCTGTGGCAGCAAAGACGATTTTCACTTCCAACTGGTTTTTGTAGGCTTTTGCCGATTGGTTTTCCGGGGCGCGCAATTTTGCCCGGGCAACGTTCTCGCCACCCACACCCTTGTACAGGTAATACCGACGCTCCAGTCCCTTGCGTTTCTGCTTGCGCCAGAACCGGTACGCCCTTTCCGTGGTACCTGCAGCCCCGCCTGAGTCGATAATGATTGCTGCCGGACACAATCCGGATTTCGCATCGGCATATGGCCAGAACCGTTTGTGCAATTCCCCGAGTACGGCCCAGTCTTCTTCATAGAGGTGGGGCTGAACGGTTCGTTTCGCTTCGCCGGTTTTCGGGTCCCTGGCCCCGCCTGGTGCATTTTCCGGCGGTGTGGAAATATCAAAGCGGTCTATCAGCCAGCATTCGAGCCCTGCACCATAGCCGTCAACCTGAACAACAAACCTGTTCGGCTGAACATCGACTTGCACAAGAACGAACAAGACATCATCCGGCAACACGCCCAGCTCACGCCATGTGGCGGCATTCATCAACCGTTCTGTCGAAAGCTCCATCGAGCTGTCGACTGCCCTTGGAAGATACGGGTGTCCCTGGTCAACATTGGTTGTGGAACGCAGTGCCTGTTCGTCACCCGTTTGTTCGAAAAGGGCATTGGCAAGCAACCAGTTCTCAACCAGGGATGGCCAGCTTTGATAAGCAGCGGCAGTGCCTTTCATCCAGTAGCTGGCAATCTTGGAAGGACGCACATCGTCATGATCGAGCGGCACTGCACGTGTTCCGTCTTTCGATTCATGCAACCACCCGGCCCCGTTTTCTGACTGGTTGAGATGATGTTTGTCGGATGGCATCATCACGCCACCGCACTCGTCATTCGGGCAGAGCAGATAGGTCGTGGCTGCCGTCTCGGAAATCGTGTCCCTTTCCTCGTATCGAAGGTGTTTGAAATCGGCCTCGAAGACTGTCGAACAATGCAGGCAACACCAGTAGTAACGGCCTCGCGTTCCAAGATTGTACAGGCCAAGTATGCCACCGCATGGTGGTGCCTCATGAATGCTGGCCGGTGCAAAATCCTTGTCCTGTATTTCCTTGCGTGGCGAGCTTTCTGCGACACTCATGCCAAGCGAACCGAAGGTCTGGTGCCGCTTTGACATCAGCGTCCACAAGTCCCCCTCACCCTCGATATCATCCGGCATCTTGTCGTGGTCGGTCGACATGGTGAGCATGATGTCGCGGGAAGCCAGTTGTGATGCGACCGGCCATCCAATGGTCAGATGGGAGTCCCCGCGAAAAACCTTGTCAAACGTATTGCCGAGACTGGATCCCCGGGAAACAAGCCGCTTGCGGAATTCCGGACTGTGCCGCAGCATTGAGTTGATTTTCTCAATGGTAAAGTTTCTGGCTGCAACGCGGTCCATCTGTGTCACATGGATGCTGCAGGGGTTGCAGATCATCCGTTTCAAAATCGGGTTCTGGATGAGCGCCTTTGTCTTCCCTGTCCGCGCCGGGCCAGCAAACACAACACCCATGTATTTTCGGGAGTCTGTGATATCGGCTGGCTCGACCATGTACGGCGTGTCGTCACGCTTCCAGGGACCGCTGTAACTGGCGGAAACAATCAGGTCGTATTTCTCGGCTGCCTCACTGACACTCAAACGCTCTCCGGGTGAAAGCAGATCAAGACTGCGGGCAAGAACAGAGGAAAAGCTGGGATAAGGTGGAAGCACCCCTTTCGCCCGGACATAACTCAGTTGGGCGACAGCACTCACACTGCCTGCCTTTCATCTGTTGCTGTCTGATTATCTGAACCCGGCATCAGGTCAGAGTTGGAAATTTCCTTGTTCAGCAGGGATATCTGGTTGTCACAAATTCGAACCGCCCGATCCACCTGGACAGTATCGAGGCCTAGCTCCCGCTCCATCACATCCGGCAGACCCTGCAGGTTTCGCACCAGGATAGCGAAAAGTTTTTCCAGGCACTGCTCAACATCAGCACGCTTGCAATGGAGACGGCGAAACTCGGCCGTGGTCATGTATTCCTGTTCGGCCTTGTAGACGTCCCTTTGCTGGGAGGGCGTCAACCCGTTGAACTCTCCTTCATCGTCATTGAGAAGGGATAGCCGCAGCTGCTGCGCAACCGACTCCTGTTTTCTTGCAACATCAAGGTCATGTTGCTTCCATCCCATGTACCAGGCGTAGCAATGGGAAAGCTGGAATTCGTATGAGCTGCCATTGGTGCCGGCTGACTTCACCGGCATGCCCTTTCGCACATACTCGTCAATCGTGTTTGTTGACTTGCCGAGCGCGGTTGCGAGGTTCGTCTTGTTCATGACGATATCCTCAAAATCATCAGCCAGCGGATAGCGCGCCAACAATTCGTCGATGTCGAATTCAAACTGCAAATTGCTCACCATTTGCTGGACGATGGATCTGTTGCACCGGAACCAAACAACAACCCGAATCTCAACCGCAGCCCCGCCCGTCTACTAAAATTTTGAGAAAAACAGGGTTCGAATTACTCGAGGGGGATGGGGTGCCCAGGAAGGACCCGAAACACTTTCTGCGACCCGATGCACCTCAACAGTGTACGCTCACCACGGGATGACCAGCCTTAGCCGCGTTTGCCTATGCCTGTCCGGCGTTTGCGGTTTCCTGCAACCACTTGTTCAAAATCCAGATCAAAAACCCTGCGGGAACGGCGGCGGCTTACGTCCTCCTGGATGGAGCGGAACGGCAGCCTTCGGCTATAGTCCGGTTTGTCCCTCACAAAGAGAAAGACCAGTTGCGGCTCCTTGCGGCCGGTACGCTGGTATATCCCACGCGGCAAGACTGAGTTATCGCTTGCAACGAAGAAACGCTTGCCACGCAAACGGCCGGTCTTGCCCCGCTTTGCTTCCCGTGATGCCCTTGTCTCGAACTGCTCGACATTGCCTGCCTTCAACTGGCTGAGCATCTGGCGTATCAAACCCACACTGACATTGCCTGCTGCATTCAGCTTGAGTTTCTTGCCGGGCACCGCATATTCCTGCCGTTGCATGACACCAGCCCGGATCAAAGCCTTTTCAAAACCCTTGTGCTCACGGGAACGCCCGACAACATTCGGATGCAGATAACGCCCGGCCGGCACTCCCTTTGGTGCCTCATCCTTGAAATAAACGGCAGCGGTCAGGTTGGGATAGTCACGTTTCTTTGCAGGCTCAATGAACGTTGCATTTCGGGTGAACCTCGTCGGGTTGTGAAAGCTGGGGCCAATCTCCCGTCCGGTTTCCACCTGCATGTCCTTGACCAGGTTAGTCAGCGCAAGTGCCGTTGCGAATGGCAGGTCATTGCCCAACAGTTCGCGCTGTTCACGGCGGAATTGCCGCTCATCAATCTCCACGTTTACCGCGAGCAGATCGGAAGTCCGCCCACGTACGAAACTGGTCATCTGGTTTCCTGATACTGAATTCTGCCATAGCGGCAGCACTGGCGCTGAATCGGTATGCCGTTATCTGGTGGCCTTTCATCTATGGCCGGTGGCATCCGTTCAGCAGGGCCGGGAGGGGCACTGTACGCCTCAAAGGGTGAGGTGCATGGCTCGCACTTACCCCGGTCATCCTGTTTTCATTTAAGTCCGTATTTTTTCCAGAGAGTCAAACGGAACCTTGACTGTTGTCTTGCGATTGAAAATTTCTGCAAGGATTTCAACATCATTGCCGTTGGAAAACTGCTGCACTATACCTTCGACAAATGCGAATGGGCCTACTGAAACAGCCACGATATCACCCCGTCTCACCCTCGCCCGATTCGCATCCCGTACACTTTTATGTACGAACGCCGCCGATTCATGCGCCAGAAACACCGTCTGCATGGTTGCCCCGTCCACCCGCAATGGCCCGTGTTTTGTGCCCCTCCACCCGCTCACCGGATTGTCTGAAAACCATGTCTTGACCTGCACTTCACTTGCTTCAGCAAGCAGGCGGTGCGCCCGTTTCTGTTCAATCACCCGTTTCCGTTCGGTTGCCATCAAATGCCTGCAATCGTTCAGCCCTCCCCGCATCAGGGAGAACGTATCTGGTGTACCGGCCACAAACAGATAACCGGGCCAGATAATACGTGTTCGCAATTCACGTTTGCCCGAACGACGTGATGCCCGTGCCAACTCATTCCCCTCCATCATCAGCACGGGAATGCCGAAATCCTCAAACATCTCACGCGCTTCATGGTCCCTGCCCGGCTTGCAGGTGGCGACAAACCAGTCATGGCCAAGCCAGTCATCGGGGATGGTATCACCAATGCGGATACCCTTGTGGCTGTGCAGTTCAGAGACCATCAACATCACCCGGCCTTTCCATTGCTTGCGAAATCTCGTCGGCATAATCCTGCATTTCCTGCATCACCTGCCGCCTGATACCGATCAGACGCCGCAAACCGGCAGCCTTGCGCATCTGATCCTTTGTTGGCCCGCGTTTGCCCTTGATGCTTTCGGCTCGTATTTTCTGCTCAACCAGATCAAGTGCCGCCTCACCACCACGCAACCGGTCAAACTGCGCATTGAACACGGCCGCACACTCGACCAGTGCCACCCTGTCAAAACCTTCCCTGCTCATGAGCCGAATGCCTCCCAATCCTGACCTCGCCCGGCCTGCCCTGCATCGCTACCTGCGTATTCAGTTTCCAAACGGCTGTTCACAGGTGGCACGTTCGCCAGTTCAAATCCTTCCGGTCCTTCCGGGGGAAACCAGACAAACTCCACATGGTCTGGCGGGAAAGGTGCTGGTAGTTCCCGCACACCGTGCCAGTGAACCCATCCATGCCAGACATCACTGCCCACCTTCACACGCACAAAGTCTTCGGCGTCAGGCGGTGAATGCCCTGCGGCGACTGTAGTTGCCGCATGGTCCAGCCAGTGCACGAACGGGTAGCGTTGAGCCATGTCATCGTCGCGGGGTACGTGGTGCAAACCGCCACCCGGCAACGGCAGTGCGAAAGCCTTGCCGGCGGGTTCACGCGGCACCAGCTTGTCAAACAGCCATAGCCGGTAAGCCATCCAGCGCTTGCCAAACCGGGGAACGGACTGTGGCCCTTCGCGTTTGGCCCGGGGCGCTGGCAATCGCTCCCACCGCTTCTCCCGCAGATAGCTTTGCAGCATGCAGATCCCGGAGCGGGTTATCCCGCTTTCAAGGCAGGCATCCACGTAGTCCTGCATCCGGTCTTCGGCCTGCTCACGCTCATTATCCGCCAGTTCCTGCCATGCCTTGCGGGCAAGGTCCTCGGAGGACGCAAGCCATTTAGGCCATTTCGGAGCAAAGCGCTTGAACGCTGTTTCGATTTCCCGAGCCTTCGCTTTTCCGTCCTGACGCGTCGTTGCGGGTTTCCCCCCTCCCGAACCATCATGTCCGCCCTCTCTCTCCGGCGCGTCAGCGCCGTTCTCGCGCGCCTGCGCGCTGGAGAGATTCTCTGGAATGTTCTCTGGAATGTTAGTGTTCGCCTCGCGAACTACCTTTTTGCCTTCTCGCGAACTACCTTCCGGCGTTTCGCGAACCACGTTTTGCGAAGGTGGTTCGTCTCGCGAACTACCTTTTTCGCAGGATTCGGGCTCCGGATTACCGGGCAGGACATGCTCCGGCCAGCGGGCAGTATATTCATTTCTGCGCCATCCCCGGTTATCGCCGTTTTTCTTCTTTCGGCTCACCTGCTCACGCGTGATCCATCCCGCCTGCTGTGCCTCATTGAGGTATTTGTGAACCCATGTCTTGCCCCGCCCGGTCCGGGACATCAGCGTTTCAATTTCAGGAAAGCATGAGCCACCTTCCTCGTTCATGAACAGCGATAGCGTAAGCAACAGGTGCTTGCAGTCGCCGGACAGGTCGGCAAGCGTCACGGCATGCCGCCACGACCAGGCACGGGAGGTTTCAGCCACATTCATCCCACCACCTCAACCAGATCGCCGCGCGCAATCATCACCCGCGCCACATGGCACGGGCCATCGTTCACGGTGCCCACGGCATATTCCGCGATCCGCACCCGTGTGCCATTTGCCAGATACAGAGCGGCAGCAACTGACCCGACCACCCTTGCCTCCGGATAATCGATACGCGCGCGCATGACACTGTCCGTGATGATGGTTTCTGTCATGCGGCGAGCTCCCGCATGCGCTCAACCATTTCGATACGCCGCGCCAGCCAGCGCTTCACGTTCACTGCCATGGAGTTGCCGAGCGCCTTGTAGCGCGGGCCGTCCGGGCAAAATTCGGGCACTTTCCCGCGCCAGGCGATTTCCGTGTATCCATCAGGAAACCCTTGCAGCCGCTCGCACTCGATTGGCATAAGTCGACGCACGGCCCATTGGTGAGCGACGATCTGGGCCGTTGTTCTCGCCTCCAGCGTGTAAGCGGAGCCATCGGTTTTTACGCCCAGCCCATCTGGCCCGGTGTCGGGATTCTCAGAAACAGCGCGCTCTTGTATGGCATAAGCAATGGCAGCGTGGCCGCCGGCGTTCGAGTAGCTGGCATTGTGTCCCATACTGCGCAGGGGCGGATGGCTGCCATCTTCCTCAAACTGGACTTCAGTTCCCTTGCTATCGAAGGCGATGGCCGGAGGGTGGGAACCGGCAGAAAGCGCATGACAAGCCTGCCCCGATTGCGGATTGGAACGGTTATGCGGGCTGGTGATCTGGGTGGTGTCGAACGCAATCAACGTTTCAGTCTCCGCATCAAGACTTTGCTGGGCGGGCGCTGCAAGGCAGTAGGCAACATCGCCTGAGTTTGCGCACGCAACAACCGCTTGGGAATCGCAACGCAGGCTATGGTTCGCCTTCGCTCGCAAGGCAGGAGATACCTCCGATGAGGCAACCAAACCCCCATCCAAACCTAGGTCGGTTCCGAGCCCGCCACCGCCGTGAGTGCGCGCATTAAGAGTACCGGCAACCGCTTTGCCCGCTTCACGGCGCGGCGCAGGATTCCCCGACAAGCTTTCGCGCTCAAAAAGTACCGCTGCGGCACGGCGCCAGTCACCAGAATATCCGACAAGGAACACACGCCTTCGCCTCTGAGGGACAGCCCGTTCAAACCCGTCCACTCGCACAAACTGAGCGTCAAGCACTCGCCATGCAAGGCCGTATCCGTGCGCTCCATGCGTGACAAATCCCGCAGATTTCCAGCCTTGTTTCGGGACGGTGATGCGTTTGCCGGAGAGGAGGCCCAGAAGGCTTGCAAAGTCTCGTCCTCGATCGCTCGAAAGGACGCCGGGGACGTTCTCCCAAACCAGCCATCGGGGCCGGTATCGGCGAGCGACACAAGCATAGGTGAGCATGAGGTTGCCACGCGGGTCATCCAGTCCACCTCGCTCACCGGCGACGCTGAAGCTCTGGCAGGGCGTTCCGCCGACGAGGAGATCAATAGGTCTTGCTGAGCCGGGTCCATGGTCGGGCCACCTTTCATATTCCGTCATGTCGCCATAGTTCGGCGTGCGGGTTTCCTTAGGCAGGGGCGCATTACCCTTGCGCAGGCGGGCGCGTTCCTTGCGCTCCTTGATATCGCTCGCGGCGTTTTCGTCCGGCAAAAACCAAGGATGACCGGAGCCTTGCCGTTGATGCAGCACATGGTTGGGAAACGGATCCATTTCCGAGAAGAACGCCGGAGACCAGCCAAGCGGCTCCCACGCCACACTTGCCGCCTCAATGCCGGAACAGACGGAGCCGTAAATCACCGCGCACCTCCCTTGGCCTTTTCATCCGGCAATAGCGAGTGTTGCACTGGTGCAGGCGGCGGCTCCGCTGCCTCAATCAGCATGTCTGGTTGTGCGACTGCCATTTCAATCCGCTCGCAACCGATCTCGAAATAATCCGGGTCAATCTCGATACCGGTGAAAGCCCGGCCCGCCTTCGCACATGCAACGCCGGTAGTGCCGGACCCCATGAACGGGTCAAGGATGGTTTTCGCGTCAGGCAAGAAACCCAGGCACCATTGCATGACCTCCACGGGCTTCTGTGTGGGGTGGAGGCCGCCCTTACCTTTTGGACAGCACTTAAATTCGCGAAGCGCCCGATCTATACTTGTCCAGGCTAATTCGCCGTCTGCGAAATCCCCGCCCATTAGTTTCTGCCAATAGAGCCAACCTTTCGAGGGCGGCAACATGTCAGCAAAGTAATTGCCCCCCCAGATGATCTGCTTCTGGCTAAGCCCCTGCAGCACATCAAATATTGTCTTGTCAGGGCGCTTTTTATCCCAGCCCTTGTTGGGCAATACTTTCAGCTTTTGCCCTTTTCTCCCTCGAAAACGGCCACCATGCTCACCAATTCCATAAGGCGGATCGGTCACCACGGCATCAAACCTGCCAAGCGCAGACATGATCTCCGTACAATCGCCCAGCAGCAGGCGATGCGGACCGATAACAACTTCTTTCCTGATCGCGGTCATACGGCACCCCCCACTCCGAGAGACCGCCAGAGCTTGAGCCGCGTTTTGTTGCTCACCCAGCCTTTCATGGCACCCTCGATGGCAAGTTGGGAAACCCGCGCAGTTTTTGACAAACGGCGCTTCACTGCCGCCCGCGCAGCCTGCGGCGCGCATCCTGTCTCACACCGCTCCAGCACAATTTGGCCTTGCAGAAATAACCGCAGCATGGCCGCGCTGTAATCGGTTTCCTGCGTTTGTTTCACGGGTGACATGAGCTGGAACCCCTCGTTTTTTCTAGCTTTTCCCGGTGCGACAGGCCGAAAGTCGAATGCGGGTTCGGTGCCGCCTCAACCAGAAATTCGAACGGGTCGAGTGCCAGCTTTTTGCAAATCAGGAGATAGTTTGGAGCCGATTGCGGCAAGCCGTTCGCTACCCTCGACATCATGCCCTTGCGCAAGCCGAGCTGCTTGTGAGCGGCATTCAGGCTCAACTCCCGGCGTTGCAGTGCGGCAGCCACCGCATAGGCAAATTTTTCCCGGTCAATATCAGCCATGGCACACAACCTTTTTGTTGTTGCGCCTTATTCTCACAACTTTTTTGTTGTCAATTTCGTGGATGGAAAGGACCAGGGCATGAAAACCACTAACTACCAGGCCATGACAGAACCGCGCGAAGGTGGCGGTTTCATCATCCGCCTGCCGGATTTTCCGGAAGCCGTCAGCGAGGCGGATGACGAAGCAGGCGTTCCAGCCGAAGCAAGGCAATTGCTTGAAGCGAGCATCGCCTTCCGGGTCGAGGAACACGAGCCATTGCCCGATGCAACCTGTAGCGAGGGCTTTGCTGTCCCGATCCCGCCACAACTCGCCGCCAAACTGGCTGTGATCGAGGCGTTTGAGGAAAGCGGCTTTACCCAGGCTGAACTGGCCAGCCATCTTGGTATCAAGCAACAGGAGGTAAGCCGTATCCTCAGCCCGCACCACACAACCAAACTTGCCCGGCTTGAGGATGCCCTCAATGCCATGGGCAAGCACCTGGTGTTGCACGTTGAACCACTTGCGGCCAACGGGTGATAACAAACTGTACGGGGCACTGGATTTGACTGTGCCCCGTGCCCCAACCCGGCCCTGCAGAGGGCTGCAACCGACTGACGGATGAAAGCCCATGGAAAAGACCACAAGACGACCGATCCCGAAAGAAACAGCCCGGGCAATCCGCGAGGGACTGGCTGGCAAGAATTGCAAGCCGCACACTCCCGAAATGAAACAGCGCATCGCCCGGGCCATGAAACTTGCCGAGGCTGACGAGCCACAGGAGAATGACTGAGCAGGATACGGTCTCACTGGCTCACCTCCCCTGCATGGTCTTTCCAGTCCACCCGGTTAATAACGGATGGCCCCGTGTGACCGGCTTCCCAAACGAACCAGGCTGTATTCATGGAACTGGATGCCTGCGGCCCATCCCATCCATCCCGGTGCATCATGGGCAGGCGGCGCTTGAACACATGAATGCGCGCCGGTGGCATCGTTTCCATGAAGTATTCACGGTCAGGATCCCCGAACCCGCAAAGCACATTCAGGTTCATCAGCATGGCGATTTTTGATATCTCGCCCGCCTCCAGCATCTGCACAGACCGTGCAACAAACCGGTTCAGTACCTCCCGGTCATAAGGCGGATTTGTAATGATGCTCCCCACTACATAGGGGGCATGAGCCAGCTCGCAAAAATCAAACACGCCCTGCCCGGTTCCGTCTTCTCTCGTCGTCCCGTAGTCATTGAGGTCTGAAATCTCCAGTTCCAACCCGGCAGTTTCCAGCACCCGAATTATCGCGCCGCGTCCGCAAGCCGGTTCCCAGATCCGTTTCCCGAATTCCTCAAGAGCCAGCAGGCTGCGGGTGGCACAGTCCGGCGTTTCATACAGATCATGGCCACGCTCGGCTTTTGTGGCGGATTGCGTACCGATTTGAGCTCGCTTGTTCTGACTGCGAATTTCCCGCGCCCGTTGAACAGCGGCTGTTCGCCCTTGCGGACTGTCATCAACATAAACGGGTGCCGGTCGTGACTGTTTTCTCCCAAGCGTGTCAATCACCCTGTCGACGTGGGGAATTTCCCCACGCCCAGCCAACGATCTGCGTTGCCGCGCCACCGTTTTGTGATCAACAGCCAGTCGTGCCGCAATCGCCCTGTCAGAGAGTTTCGGCGTGTCGCGAAGCTGGTCGCAAATCAGGGCCTGTTTCTGCTCACGCGTGAGGTGGCGGCGATTGACATTGAGAGCGCGGGCATGCGCCTTCTTTTCCGCTTCATTCAGCCCGGTCCGGATAATGGTCGGCCAATGCTTGATACCAAGTTCAATGCAGGCTTTCTCGCGGTGGTGACCATCAAGGACGTTGCCATTCTCATCCATTTCAACCGGAATTTGCACTCCGATTTCAGCAATCGAATCCTTGAGACGGGCAAAATCCTCTTTGCCCAAGGAGGGCATGACCTGATAGGGAGCACTCATTGATGCTCCCCCTCGATTTTCCGAAAGGTCGGAGACCAGCCCTCGACATGGTTGCGCGCATCCTTATCCGGCGAGGAGTGCGGCAGCACCATTGCCCGCAGGTTCGGAAACAATGCATCGGTGAGATTGTTCTGCCTTGAGTGGTTTCGGACTTTCCGGGCCAGCAGCTTTTTGCACGGGCGGTGACTTAAACTTGCCATGCCGCACCCTTTCGCTTGCTCCGCCAACAACGCCTGTGGAGACTGGTGCAAGCCGTGGTTCTCCAAACATTGCCCGCTGCAGGGCGAGGCCGAATGCCCCGGCAGTAAGATAGGCCAGGGCGTGGTTCGTGTTGGGCACCTGGCCTGCGAGGTGTTTTCTGCTGGTGTGCGGTGAACCGGCGATGATTTCCGCCAGATACCAGGCGGTTGAAGCCGGAAAAAAGCCGCGCGAGACGCGCTCGAAAATGTCGGTTGACCACAAACGGTCGTGATTGGTGCCAGACATGGTCACCCCTTTTATGCTGGTTTCTGTTTCGTGATTTGAAACCGCAACGCTTGAAGGGATGAACGACATGGGACTCTCCGATACGCAAAACAGAAGGGAGCAAGATGCCGGCGACAGTGTTTTCACTGTCGCCAGCTACCGCCAAGGTCAGGCTCAAGGGCGCTTGACGGGAACTGGTTGCAGGGGCCGGACTCGAACCGGCGACCTCCTGGTTATGAGCCAGGTGAGCTGCCACTGCTCTACCCTGCATGAAAAGAAAACTGGCAAACGGGATCTGGGGAACCATCATTGCCCCTCCCCGTCTTCATCGTCACGACGGTGCAGGATCACCATCACGCTGGCGATCAGCACCATGAACAAGAGGCTGACAACCACAGCAACCGCATACAGACCAAGTGTGCCAACCAGGAGAGTCATGACTGATGCTCCTTAGGTTGAAGTCTCTCGTAGATTTTGCGGTGTCTTAGGAGGCGATATGCAGGCTCTCTCTCAATACGGAGGATGTAGCTATGTGAATAACCCGATTGCTCAGCCACCTCTTTCGCAGATAGACCAAGCGCTTCACGAATTGCCACGGGATCAAAAACATCGCTCATACTCATTAATTGGCAAAATGCCAGTTATTGGTCAAGGCGAAATGCCAATCATAAATGTGCGAAACGCCAATTATGAAAAATGATGACCGACCTGATTTCGCGAAAAGACTAATGAAAGCAAGGAAGTCGCGTGGTTTTTCCACTGCGAAAGCCGCCGCCAATTTTTTTGGCTGGAACTATGACACCTATCACTACCATGAAAGCGGAAAGCGGGGGATCGGCAAGGTCGCAAAGCGGTATGCAAACGCGTTTAGGGTAACCGAGTCGTGGCTACTCACTGGAGAAGGTGAAGCACCCGAGACCCCGAAAGTTCCAATTTACGGGTACGCCGCAGGATCCTTTGATGGTTTCAATGTTATCGACATAAATCCTATTGCACAAATAGGCCGCCCGCCCGCACTGGAAGATGTTGATGACGCTTATGCAGTATATGTCCGGGGTGAATCCATGGAGCCGCGCTTCTTCAATGGTGACCCACTTTTCGTTCACCCGCGCCAGGCCCCCAATCCGGGTGACGCAGTTATCATTCAAACCTACAATGGCAGGGACCTGCCGGCCGTATTTGTAAAAACGTTTCTGCGAATGCAAAAAGACCAGATCATCTGTAAGCAATACAATCCGCCACAGGATTTCGTATTCGACAAAAGGGATGTTCTAGCAATGCACAGGGTAATTCCAAACCGGGAACTTTTCAGGATGTGAAACATGAAACATGGAATAAAGAAAGTAACATTGGTCGCTTCAGTCATTGCCGCCATTTTAACCGTTGAAGCGCAGTCAGGGGAAGCGGCCAGATTGATGGCCGCAAAATCCGCATCCGGACAGAAGCAGGCGCTGATAACGGTAATCGGCTCCGCACGATACCCCTGCAGCCACATAACAAGTCACAGACATGTGGCACGGCTATCCTCGGAGCGGGAAGATTATTGGTATGTCAAATGTGGTGAGGGTGAATATGGCATCATGATTGAAAACAATGCTCGCATGACTTCCCGAGCCATGCCGTGCACTGTGGCCAAGCAAATTGGCCTGTCAATTTGTCAGTAGGTTGATTTTCGGGACTTCTCAAACAGTATCTGTTGACTAACCAGACACAAACTCCGTCTGGCAAAACCGGCAGAGTTTTGCCTCAGCCCTGATTTCTTCAGCACAGTTGGGACATCGCTTAAGCCCGGTCGAAGAATCGGGCTCGGGGTCAACAGTTGTACGGATAGGTTTTACAGGCTGTTCCGGTGGCTTCAGTGAAGGTAGCACCACAACCACAATCAATGCCAACAGCCCAAAAACTAGCCCAAGTAAAAACCACCCGACGCCACTTCTGCCTTTTGCTGTCGCTACAATCGGCGTCAAAACAGCGAAAAACAACCATAAAACAACTAGTTCCATACCCCACCTCCAACAACATGACACATTAAAATTAGTGTCAATGCCCTGTTTTTGCAAACTAAAAGCCGGAGTCGTCATTACATGAATTGGCATTATGCCAATTTTATCTTGACTATTAACTGGCGTTTCGCCAATTTATGTCCATTCAAGTCTGATTGGAGTCAAGTTATGAAAAACATGGAAACTGAAGCTGCCAGAGACATGGCAGCGGCCGTTGCATCAAGCAGGACGGCATCCCCGGTATCGATCACCAACATTCACCCCAAACCGCGCAGTGAAGCAGAAGCGCTTGGCTGCATGGTCGAAATCTTCCGGGAAAACGAAGCCCGGGGCCTCCCGACGACGGAGGAGGATCTTCGCCGCAAGAACTTTTCCCCGGAACAGATCCACGAGCTGTTGCCACGTGCCACGGCTATCGCAGAATCCGTGATGAACATCGGTTGAACCCATCCTCCCGCGGCTCCCCTGGCCGCAACCTCCACGGGCGGGCCAGTGTTTGAGTAGCCCGCCCGCCCCTTTCTGGAGTGACCCCGGCAATGAGTGATACGAACAATTTCGAACTGATGATGGAACGCCTGAAGGACGAGGCATTTTCAGCCGTGGCCGACATGCGCAGGGCCGAGAAACGCCTTTCACAGGTCATGGCAGATTTGCAGTTGTGGCAGTGCCACGTGGACATGGGCCTGCACCGCGCACAGCCTGGCCGGCGCATCACCTTTCATGTGCCGGGAAAGAAGACACCGGAAGAAGCGGTGATCAAGGGTCGGTCCCTGCGCGCCCGCGTCTTCCAGACCGAATGCGGCAGGCTTGTCGGCTTTTCACAGGTTACCCGGCTTCACCCGCCTGTCCTGCAACTGGTGACAGGGGAAACAGCATGAACGGTTTCAGCTTTTCCAAAGACAACCAAAACGGCCGCATCACAGATCCGCTGGCCGATGCGCTGATTGCTGCGCTCACCGCCTTGGCGTCCCTTGCGGCCGGCGCATCCTTATTCGTTCTAGCAGGAGTCATTTGATGGCAAGCAATAGCGTTATCGAGGATTTGAAGGATACGGTCAGCAATCTCCATGACGAAATCAGGGATCTTGAAAGCCAGCGGGCGGATCTGGATGCGAAAATCATCCAAATGGGAGAAACCTTCAACGAGTTGGAGGGCGACATTGACGAGCATCAACGCGTCATTGATTGTTATGAAGGACGTGAACCAAGGTTGCGGCATCTAGCAGAACACTTGGCTTGCGGAGAGATCCGCGAGGGAATGAAAATCCTCAACGAACTCTTTCCGCAAACTTGCCCCCCTCCTGATCAGGTTATCCGCCTGATGCAGGCGCACGGGCGCAAGACGTTTGAGGATCCCCGCAATGGTTGAGGGTGGGGTATCCGTGGGTGGGGCAGCGCTGGCCCAGGCCGTGGCAATGGCGCGGGGTGCGGTAGACAGACGCAACGACATACCAATCCTGCAGACTTTGCATATTGCAAACAATGGTGATCATCTGAGAATTACAGGCACGGATCTCGATCACTATATTGGGGCAAGTGTCCCTGTCGAGACGAGCGGCAAGGAGTGGAAGCCACTGGCTGTTAATGCCGAGCAGTTGCACCAGATCATGGGGTTGTATCCAAAGGACGCCACAGTGGAATTGGTGGCCCGGAATCAGGATTTGCTGGATATTCGATGCGGGAACCACCGGGGCACCCTGAACACACTTGATGTTACAACATGGCCGGACGTGCCACGGGTCGAATGGGTCAATGTTTGTGAAATAGAGGGCTCCGTGCTGGCTGATGCGCTGGATTATGTGCGCCCGTCCATTGCAAGCGATCAATCCCGACCATTTCTGCAGGGCGTTTATCTGGATATCAGTGAAGATGGTCTGTATGTCGTTGCCACCGATGGCCACACATTGCGCCATGCTACAACCAACCTTGTCCCCGCCGGGCTGGATGGAATGCCCGGCGTTATCATTCCGGCGCGGGCCGTAAATCTGTTTCTTGCAGCCGCCAAGCGCAATGAGACCAAGCTTACCTTTTCTGTCTCGCCAGAAAAGGTGGCGTTGGGCACTGAACAATTTGAGATCCTGTGCAGAACCCTTGACTTCGATTACCCGGACTGGCGGCGTATGAGTGAATTCGGTGAGGTGGCGGCAACCATGCAGGTTGAGGGGGAGAGCGCCGTAATGGCGGCAAAACGGGCATCCCTTGCCACCGATCATCTTAATGTATTGCGACTGGACGTTGACAAGATTGGTATAAAACTGTCCACCCGAAATTCGGCAAAAGGGGAAAGCACGGATTGGCTTAAACCTTCACTGCTGGAGACAAAAGAAGATTTTGTGTGCGGATTTGACCCCGGCTATCTTGTGGTCGCTTTTGAGCAGGCAGGGTCACAGACCGCAACCATGGAAATTTGCACCTCAAATGGAGGGCGGGGGCGCGTCACTTTTGGTGATGGCGGCAAATGGTGCCTAATCATGGGCAAAACTCCCCGATGATTACCCCCGATAACGACACCCGCAACAAGGAAAAGCGAAGACTGGCCGCGATACGCCAGCGTCATGTTTACTCACATCACGGCTGGAGCGTCAGCTATGATGGAATGGCGGCACAATTACTGGCCACTGACCCGGCCAGCTTTGAGAACAACCCCGAGCCCGAAACGGTCGCCACCCTGCCCCATGCAGATCTGAATCTGGTTGAGTTTTTGGTAAATGCGCACACAGACATTGGCTTTCTGCTGGTCATGCTGGACAGGGCGATAGAGCGGATACACGCATTAAGTGGCAACCAGCTCGCCCCCCGCCAGGCAGAGCGGGCCGCCACACATGCGACTGACCCCCTGTTGAACCGCCACGGCAATCAGGCAGATCTGGCCGCAAATTGTGCGATCCTGTGCAATGAACCGGCATTCAAAAAGTTTCTCAAAACCTGTCACGGGCTCGCCACGGCAAACGATGAAGCAACGGCCGCGAAGGTCCGCGAGCTGCTTGGCATTGCCAGCCGAAAGACCCTCAACACCGATCCGAAAAAGGCTGTGATCTGGCGAAAACTGGTTCATGATTATGAGGGCTGGTTGCGCAATGGATAAAACGGCGGAAAACAGCAACCTTGCCAAGCATCCGGATTCGGGTAATTCTGGCGCTTGCCTTAAAGCCATGGTGCGCGCGCTGGCAAAGCAACAAGCGCAAATTGATCATGATTATCGGGTAGCACATGAAACGAGCAGCGATATACGCAAGGTTCAGTAGCGATCTGCAGAACGAAAATTCATGCAGAGACCAGATCCAGTTGTGTACGACATGGGCAAGTGAACGGGGTTTTTCCGTAGTCCGGTCTTATGAAGATTCTGCCATATCCGGTGCCAGCACAATAAACAGGTTTGGCCTGGCCACCCTCTTGCGTGATGCGCGGGAACACAAGTTTGATACAGTCATTTGCGAGGCGCTGGACCGGCTTTCCCGCGACCAGGCAGACCTTGGCCAGTTGAAAAAGGAACTGGCATTCAACGATGTTGACATTCATACGGTTCAGGATGGCGAAGTCGGTATCATGCATATTGGCCTAAAGGGCCTTATGGGAGAAATGTATCTCGCCGATCTTAAACAAAAAACACATCGCGGCCTGTCGGCTGTTGTCAACAGCGGCAGGCATCCGGGCGGCCGTTCCTATGGATATCAGGCGGTGCCGGGAAAAACCGGCATCCTGCAGATTGACGCATATGAGGCCGGTATTGTCCGGAGAATTTTCGATGAATACATATCGGGATCCACACCACGCCAGATTGCCACTGGGTTGAACGCGGAACACATACCATCGCCTCGCGGCGGAAAGTGGAACGCATCAACCATAAACGGAAGCAAAGCCCGGAAAAACGGGATCCTGCAAAACCTGCTTTACACCGGCAAGACAGTCTGGAACCGGCAACGGTTTGTAAACAATCCCGCGACCGGCAAGCGCGTGTCGCGCCCCAATCCGGAAAGTGAATGGATCATCAAGGGCACCCCGGAGCTGCGAATTCTGGATGATGAAACCTTCAACAAGGCGGCAGCCATCAAGAATGACAAAAGCAAGGGCCCACGGCAAAAGACACGGCAGGCAAGACACCTGCTGAGTGGACTTGTCAAATGTGGAACATGTGGCGCTTCCTATACCATCATCGGCCGGGACCGGTTGGGATGCGCGGGGTACAGGGAACGCGGCGACTGTAACAATAATCGAACCGTTACCAGGCGACATGTTGAACAGCGTGTGCTGCATGCTTTGAAAAACCGGCTTGGTGAACCGGATCTGATTTCAGAATACATCAAAGCATATCATGCGGAACGCAACCGCCTGCAGCATGAAGAAAGATCACAAAGGGCAGGGCTTGAACGCCGGTTACATGAGATTACCAGTAAGATTGAATGGATAGTGGACCGGATGATTGACGGAACCGCCCCTGCAGCAATGCAGGCACGTGTTCCTGCCATGGAGGCGGAGCAATCCAAAATCCGGGAACAACTGGAAGAACTCGGGCGACCGGTTGAAACAATTGACCTGCATCCGGCTGCAGCAGAAAAGTATCGAAGACTGGTTGCGAATCTCCATGACCATTTTGACCAGATGGAGAAAAATACCAATCGCGACGAGGTGTTTGGGGAGGTGCGGAAACTGATAGATAGTGTCGTGATTACCCCGACTGGCGAAAAACAGCCGGTTGAAATCGACATTCACGGCCAACTGGCCGCGCTCCTGTCCATTTCCGAGACAGGTAACCCTGATACATGTAGGGTTGCGTTGGTTGCGGGGGCAGGATTTGAACCTGCGACCTTCAGGTTATGAGCCTGACGAGCTACCGGACTGCTCCACCCCGCGTCAACAATTCAGGCGTGGCCTGAATCCAAGCGCCTCGCCAGTTATCATTT